TCTCCGCTAAACAAACTATGGTTGCATTTGCCACCGGTAACAATTTAGAACACCTTGCAGCGCTTGTCGGGGTGAGCAGACAGATAAATGAGTCTGATGACGAACTTCGTCAACGGATCCCACTCGCTTTTGAAGAGTTTTCGATCGCAGGGACACATGGCGGGTATATTTCTCAAGCGAAAAAAGCAACATCAACGCCTTTACAAGATGTTAAAGTTTACAGCCCAAGCCCGGGTAAAGTCGATGTCTACTTATTAAGTAAAACTGACGATGGCTTTGTCTCAGACCAAGTGCTTAATGAGGTGGAGCACCACCTGATATCGGAAGAGGTCCGGCCGATCACAGACGAAGTAACCGTAAAACGAGCCTTAATTCAATATGTTGATCTTGAGGCAAAGGTCGAAATTAGCAATATATCATCTGCTACTCTGATCAAAGAAAATATAAAAAACGCGGTGCAGTCGTATTTTAATGAGCAGCAGCGGATCAATACCCCAATTACCCGTGCTGGCATAATTGCAGCGATGCATCGTGAGGGTGTCAATAATGTCTATTTAACTAAACCGGAAACTGACTTAGGCTCTGGATTTAACAAAAACTCCGAAAAAGATCTAAAAGACGCGTTGATGGATTATTTTAATTCACAGGAGAAGAAAAATGAACCTGTCACGACTGATGGCTTAATTGAAGCAGTTAAAAATTTAGATATCAACATTAACACAGGTATATGCTATTTCTGCCAGTTTAGCTGTGAATTTGCCGAGAATACCCATAATGAATTAATTATATCATTGAAGACCGATGTAGACGCCCTAGCTTCCACACTAAAGGGAACCTTAAACTCTGACCTGGGCGAAAAATGCGTACGAGGAGAAGATGAGTCAGATGCTGATTTCTTTTTGCGGGTAAACGATTTAAATCTATCAAGATACGCTAATCAATAACGGAGAGACTACATGAGTCAGGATACTTATACTACGTCAGGCTCGCTGTTACCAACCAATGCTTCTGACAATGAAAAGGCGTTGGAAGCCTTGAATGAGAAGCATGAATGGTGGGCACTGCAGGATAAACGCACACTCGAAACACCAGATGCGCCACGAGTGATCAAAATCGAGCAACTTATATCACCAGATGATTGTCCAGAAGCACTCTTGTCTTATCTCGCCGGGGGGGTCTCACTTGACAGTTGGTATGTGGCAGGTGAGAAGCGGGACTTTAGTCATGAAGAATTAAAAACCGCCATTCACCATAACGCCAAGGTTCATAAACAAAAAGGCACGGCGTCTAGTTTAGAGCAAGCATTAAAGCCGACCAATTTACAGTATAAGATGGTTGAGTGGTGGCAAGACCAAAGTAAGGATAAACGACCGGCAACCTTTGAACTCACTGTCTCCGTGAATCAAAACAGACAACAGTTCAAAGAGAGGGCTAATCCAGCTCTGATGAGGCGTTTTCGAGAGATCGTTGACCGAGTGAAGCCAGTCAGAACCCACTATACTCTAGTGCTTAGTACTCAACTGGATAGAGCGATAGTAGTGAACTCTAAGATCAGAGGCAAGAAAACAAAAACATTACAGATACAAAGTTTTATCACTTTGCCTTTGCCTAAAGCCCAGTTGAATACGTCGTTGATAGTGAATGTCCCTGTGATCAGAGGCAAGAAAACACTCCAGACGCAAAGTTTTATCACTTTGCCTTTACCTAAAGTCCAGTTGAATACGTCGTTGATAGTGAACGTCCCTGTGATCAGAGGCAAGAAAACACTACAGACGCAAAGTTTTATCACTTTGCCTTTGTCTAAAGCCCAGTTAAATACATCGTTATTACCTGTTGCTCATTTATTTACATCACAGGTAATCACACTCAACAAAACCATCAGTATTCCATCTTTAAACATCAAACTGTGAAAGTAATAAAATCTTAAAATCATGGCTAGAAGCATGGATTCTAATATTTTCACTCAGCGATAATATGCAATAGATATAACCAATACATTGAATGGCAATAGTTTGCCAGTTTTCATTTTTACTATAGATAGGAGTTTCATATGTCAGAGACACAACTAAAACCTGTGATCACAAACTTGGGTTTGCAAAAATTAATGCAAGCTCATACCGAAAGAAGAACACTGCAATTAAAATATATTCAGGCCGGTAATGGTGACAGTGGCAAAGGGGCTGCGGGTTATACTGCCTTAGCAACACAAACCAAATTAGAAAATCCGTTGCAACAGGTGCCTATTGATGGCAGTGAAATCAAAGGACCCGATCAGAATCAATTACATATTAGCGGAGTACTTGATGACGACAGCGAACTGGTCGTTGATGGAGAACCCATCTCATTGCCGGATGTCTATGACATATACGAATTGGGTTTCTTTTTAGAAGATGGCACCTTATTTGCAATCTATGCCAGTGAAGATAAAATTGCTACAAGTATGAAAGGCACTGACTTTATGCTGCTGTTTGATATAACTCTGACGGGTGATAGTGCAGAGAATATTAAGATAGATGGTAATGCAACTTGGCCGATCAGTCAGGCAAAAGATAATTTGCTACTAGGTCAAAACGTGATCAAAGTTCATACTCAAGAGCAGTTTGATCAGTACTTTAACAGCGCTAATGGCGATCTACGTACTCTACCTGAAAATACCACTATTGTGCTGAGTCCAATTCAGGGAGTTTTTCATGAAAACGATACCGGGTATTGGAAAAACCTTGCAGAAATAAAAACCGGTGCAATACACAAATTTTCTCAGTCAACAACCTACCCGAATACACATGTGACTGTACACGCCACAGACCATAAGCTTGTGGACGGTGAGCAGATTAATATTAGCGGCAGTGAGTATTACAGTAATCAATTTAAAGTAACAGCAGTCACTGTAGACAGCTTTGATATTGCCACCACTTTTATCGAAGGTGATTTAGCAAATGGTGCCTGGGGTGGAACAGGTGATAAGCCCCAGCATACCTATAATGGCCGTCCCGCCTATATTCTAAAAAACCCTGTGGCGCTGCAGTCAAATACCCGAATACTCGGTTTTAATCAGGCCGATACGCTGGTAGTCAAAGAACATAAGGATTGCCGTTTTATCTTAGAGGGTACATCAGAAGTGCCAGTGGAAGGGGTACATCTCGATGGCTGGAGCTTTGATGGCCGGGGTGACTGTGCAGCATTGGGCGGTACACTTAGTTCCGAACAACCGGGCGCAGCCTTCTCGCTGGCAGCTGTCAGAGACTGTCGACTAAACTGCCACATTATTAATCACCAGACCAATAAACAAGGCGGCGGCATTTACTGTCAGCCAGATACTCAGTGCCAACGGATCGAAGCTCACTATTTAGTATCTAACCGAGCTGCAACAGGCAGTGGTGTATATGGCGGAGCACAGAGTCGCTTCTGTGTGGTTGATTGTGAGGTGGTTGAGGCAGTCCACAGTGTAGTATTCAATGCCAACAATCAAATGACGTTTGGCAGTGCATTGGTTCTTGAAGAGACTTTGGATATAACCCGTGATTTGACCGCCAAAGGCAAGGTGACACTGG